CGATGAATTAGAAGAAGAAAAAGGAACATGATAGAAATTAATTATAAATATGCCCCGCTATACACTAAGACCCCTCCAACACGATACACAATTGTAACAGGGGGGCGAGCTTCAGCTAAATCCTTCACTGTTACAGATGCCGTCGCACAATATATGACCCTGCCCAATCAGGTAATTATGTTTTCTCGTTATACGATGTCCTCCGCCCGTCGTTCTATTATTCCCGAGTTTGAAGAAAAGATAGCTTTAAGAGGGGAGGCATACAGAAACCAGTTTATAATAGGCGCAACAGATATAGCGCACCCCTCCACTAATTCAATTTGTTATTTTTCTGGCATTAAAACATCAACAGGCTCAAATACCGCAAAAATTAAGGGCACAAAAAATATGAATATTTTCGTGTTAGATGAAGCTGAGGAGATGACCGATTATGAGGAGTTTCAAAAAATCGCAGAGACGGTGAGGATGAAGGGGGTTGGAAACAGAATTATTTTAGTAATGAACCCCTCAAATAAAAATCATTTTATTTACTCCAAATTTATAAATACAAATAGAGCTGATTTTACGCACATACATACAACATACCTAGACAACATAAAAAACTTAGACCCCGACTATGTACTAGAGATAGAAAGGACCAAAAGGCTAAACCCAAAGAGGTACAAACACATTTTTTTAGGCGAATGGCTAGATGATGTGGGGGGCTTGCTTTGGAATGATGAAATTATTAACAATTGTCATATTTTTAAGCTTCCAAAGATAGTTAAAACGATTGTAGCAATAGACCCAGCAACAACAAACACGTCAGATTCTGATGAGACGGGCATTATTGTAGTGGGGAGAGATGCAGAGGGTAACGGGTATGTTTTAGAAGATGTTAGCGGGAGATATAGCCCCGAAGGATGGGCAAAAGCAGCAAAACTAGCAGCCGAAAAATGGGGGGCATTTAACTATGTAGCAGAAAAGAACCAAGGGGGCGATATGGTTTACCACATTCTGCGCCAATATGATAGCACAAGAAAAATAAAACTAGTAACCGCTACAAAAGGAAAGCTAGTAAGAGCTGAGCCAATATACTCTTTATACGAACAGGATAAGATTAAGCACGTCGGTAATTTTAAGCAACTGGAAGAACAACTAAAATACTACAATCCAACAAATAGTAAAATCTCCCCCGATAGAATGGATGCTTTAGTATGGGGGTTTACAGAATTAATATTAAATAAAAAAAGACCTTTATATGCTTCAGTTTCTTAAAAATCCATTTAAAAAGACACCCGCTAAAGATGTGGCTTTCGCCCGTGCATTTTATAAGTTGTTTGGTAATGCTTATAAAACTGCAGATTTTAATAACGAGGACATAATAGAAAAAACCTACAATTTTAACGATACGATTTATAGAACTGTAACGCTAATTACGGGGGCTATTTCGCAGCTAGATTACAAACTAATAAAGACAAACGAAGACGGTAATAAAGAAGAAATATATGTTCATCCATTTTTAGATTTTTTAAAGCAGCCAAATCAGCATCAGAATTTTTGGGATTATGCTAATATAGAAATATTGTATTACCTAATAACGGGAAATGCATTTACTTACAAAATAGCCCCCGAGACTGGAGTAAATGCAGGGAAAGTAATGCAGCTGCATAACTTTCCGTCGCAACTTGTAAATATTGTACAAAGCGATAATTATTTTAGCCCTATTTTAAGGTACGAAATACAATATCTTAACGAGATGGCGATAGAACCCAACAGCATAATGCACAGAAAGACCCCGCAGCTAGACTACAAAAGTTTATATGGAATGAGCCCACTAGAACCCGCAAAAAGGCTTATAACCACCAATAACAGTGTAAGGACAGCGAGCGGTAAGATACTACAAAATGGAGGCATGAGTGGGGTATTAGTCGCAAAAGATTCACAAGGATTAGACCAAGCTTCTTTAGAAGATGTTGCGAAAAACCTAAGAGCTAACTTTACAGGAGAGAACGAGTGGGGGAAGTTCCCTATGTTATCAGAAGCACTGGAATGGGTTCAAATAGGGATGAAGGGGGCGGATATGCAACTCGTAGAGATAGACAAAAACACAGAATTAAAGATAGCAGGGCTCTATAATGTGCCATCTGTGCTAATGGCGTACGACGAAAACAGCACATATAACAATATTACAGAAGCGAGAAAGCAGCTATATACAAATTGCGCAATCCCTAATTTTAGGAACTTCCTAAAAAGCATAGAGAAGGAAGTGTTAAGTACATGGGGGGATAGTTCTTTAAGTTTAGAGGTGGATACTCGCAACGTCCCCGAATTGCAGCAAGATAAAAAAGCACTAGCGGAGGCGTTAAGTAAAGCGGATTGGTTAAGCATAAACCAACAGCTAACAGCATGGGGGGAATCCGATTATAGCCACCCAGATGCAGACGTACCACGATACATATTAGAAAAAACATTTTCAGGAAAAACACTCAGGGATGAAACTTTATAAAAAATGAATAATGCTGAGTACATGAAGCAATATGATAAATCTGTTATACAGCAAGAGGGAATTTTATACAATTCTCTTTCTAAATCTTTATTTACAGAATTGTCTTATTTGCACACAAAAATAGATGCAGCGAACAATGCGGAGATGCTAACAATAGTAGAATACTTCCAAATACAGCAAAGCGAGGAGATTATAAAGCAGAGGATAAAAAGGAGCGCAAAATTAGCAGGTAATCTTATACAGAAAAGACTACTTTCTAAAAAAAACGAATTCGATTTTTTAATAGACACTTATATAGAAAGATTTGCGCTTTTTCAAGTAACGAAAATAACGGAAACGATAAGAGGACAAATAAGAACCATTATACAAAATGCAATAAATGAAGGGTTTGGGGCGAAGAAAACGGCGGAGCTATTTAGTAATGCTATGCCTATTATTTCTATTAATCGAGCGCTTGTTATTGCGCGAACAGAAATAAACGGGGCTTTTAATTATGGCGCATATACAAAAGCGCAAGAGATAGCGGGCAAATTCCCAGAGTTAAGCATTCAAAAAAAATGGAAGGCGAATATAGATAACAGGGAAAGAAAAACCCACCGAGCTGCCAATGAATTAGAATATAGAGATATGGGCGAGGCGTTTAATGTTGGGAACTCGTTAATGCAACGCCCCCACGACCCAGCAGGGGAAGCAAAGGAAATAATACAATGTAGATGTACACTTTTATATAAAAGAGAAAGCGAAATATGAAAACAAAAATTTTTAAAAGCTGCGGGATGAAGCCGACCGCACAGATTAAAGACATAAACGAGAAAGAGGGCATTATACAAGGATACTTCGCCTCTTTTAATACAAAAGATGCACACGGCGATATTTTTAGCCAAAAGGCATTTAATCGCTCAGTATCGCATTTTAAAAGTGCTTCTAACAGCAGAATAGCGCATTTATATCAACATAAAGAGCCAATTGCAAAAATTACAGAGTTGGCAATAAACGACAAAGGGTTATTTTTTACTTCCAAAATAAGTAAAAGCAGGTTGGCGCAGGATGTTTTAATAATGTACGAAGAAGGAATTTTAAAAGAGCATTCTGTAGGGTTTTACAATCTAAAAGAAGAAAAAAGCCAAGAGGGCAATATAATATTAGAGGCGCAACTATTAGAAGGCTCTACCGTATTATGGGGTGCGAACGAAAACACACCTTTAACAGCCATTAAATCGCTAGAATCGCTTAACCCAGAACTAATAGACAATTTTTTTACTTTAGTAAATAGGTATATAAAAGAGGGAAAAATAAAAGAGGACACGCAAACCGCACTCCTTTCTAACTCCCAAAATATAATAAAAAGTTTGACCCGCCTAGAAAGCACTCAAACGGGCGATGAGATTTTAATTAAAGAATTTTTAAACCGTTTAGAGGATGGAAGAAAACAAGACACAAGAAACAGCTAAAAGGCTTGAGGCACTAATAGAAACAAAAGCCCAAGAGATGGGCGTGGAGTATAAGAAAGAGGCGGAAGAGAAGTTAACTGCATTACACAAAGAAATTATCGAAAAGGAGCAAAAAGCAAATAAGCGGCTTGACAGCATAGAGATGCAAGCTAAAGCATTTGCACCCATCAGCCCAGAAAAAAACAAAATGATAGGCGATGAGCTTTTTGATAAAATTACACAGTTTAAAAATGGCGGTTTGCAGTCTGTTAATGGAGATTTAGAACTCCAAACAAAAGGCTTAATGTCGCAATCTGGAAGCTTTACGGGGCAGGTGGTTCAGCCCACGCAGTTAACGCCAATTTATAACGACCCCTTCGCAGACCCCACACGGGCGAGAAACTTAGTTGCAAATGGCACGACAGGCGAAACAAATGCCGTAACGTTTACAACTGGATTCCCCGCAGTCACAGATGCGCCGCCTGCAACAGTACTAGAGGCAGCGGAAAAGCCACAAACTGAGTTTAATTTTATCGAGAAAACTTTCCCCGTGCAAGTTATTGCAACCCATGCCACCGTATCAAATCAAATGCTATCAGACAGGTCGCAATTACAATCTTGGATCCAAGCAATTATGATTCAACGGATTTTAGGTGTAGAAGACGAACAAATTATAAATGGAACGGGCTTAACATCTAATTTAACGGGGCTAATAAAAGATGCCACAACAGTAACGCAGGCAAATTCTGGAGCGGCCACAGATGCAGCAGCCACCGATATAGATTGTATTAGAGCGGGGTTAAGTTATCTAGCTAAAACGAGATACAGAGCAGATGCGATATTGCTCAACCCTGCCGACTTCTATAATTTAGTAGGCACGAAAAACGGGGAGTTGTTTTTACTGGATAACGTCGCGTCTTACGATAACAACGGAGGGTTAAGAATTTACGGAATCCCTGTAATTGCACACAACAGCATAACAGAAGGCGCTTGTTTAATGGGGGCGTTTAGAAGTGCCTATTTGTATTTAATGCGAGAGGGGTTAAATGTTAGGTTCTTCGAGCAGCACGCAGACAATGCAACTAAGAACTTGCAAACCATTAGGGTAGAGTTTAGAGCCGTTGGCGTGCCTTTATTACCTTCTGCAATTGCGAAATTTACGTTTAGCACACTTAAAACAGATTTAGGAGCTTAGTAATAAGATAATGGGATACACAGCAAGTTACCCAGAAGCACCTCAATTTCCACCCGCCCCCGATTTTTTGGGGGCGGTTTGTGGTGAGGAATTGGCGACTATCGACGAGGTAAAA